TTTTTGTTTGCCTTCCAACTCCAATGAAAGAAAGTGGAGAATGTGATTTGTCGATATTAGATCAATTTTTTGAGAATATTTTTTGGGACAATCCAGATATAGAAGGAACCTTTGTTATTAAATCCACTGTTCCTATTGGAACAACTAGAAGGTACTCAGAAAAATATAACGTAATTCATAACCCAGAATTTCTTACCGCCAGAAATGCTGTAGAAGATTTTAGAAACTCTGAAAGAAATATTGTTGGTGGAGATGAAGAATTATGTAAAGAGTTTGTTGATTTCTTTGGCGATGTATTTCCTAAAATTCCAAGTTTAATTGTTAGTTCAGATGAGAGTGAAGCAATCAAATATTTTTCTAATGTATTTCTTGCATACAAGGTGGCATATTTTAATAAGATATATGATGTATGTGAAGTGACAAAAATGAATTATAAGAATGTTTCTTTTGGAGTTTCTACAGATAGTAGGATTGGTAAATCACATACACAAGTACCTGGTATAGATAATGATCGTGGTTTTGGTGGAACATGTCTTCCTAAAGATTTGAATTCTTTAATTGTTCAAATGGAAAGAATTGGTGTTAATGCTGATATGTTTAAAGAGGTATGGAAATACAATCAACAGATAAGAACAAAAATAGATTGGACAGTTACTTGACATCAGATTCAGGATCTGATACAATAAATACTCCAACGCAGGGATCGTATGACATTAAAGACCTATACAGTAGAAAAGAAGAATCCCAAGCACTCTCAAGAGTGGTCATGGGATGAAACCCCTGAAGTACTTAAAGCACTGGAGACACTCCATGAAAGTTCCAAACTGGCAGCATCATTCCAACAAGGAACAAAAAAGGCACCTAAAGCCCCAAATGCTGCGACAAGCAAAAGCAAAAAGGAGACAGTTGATAAACCGTCTACAGAAGCGTCCTAACGGACGCTTTTTTAGTATAATAGGTATATCGAAAACAAATGACAGATGACATTACAGCACGAAATCAAATCACAACTCGCTAAATTACTTGCTACTGAAGACCTTATTGTTGAGCATAAGCAATGTCAAACTGCAGAGTTTAATGTTGGTACTCGTGTATTGACACTACCATTATGGGATAAGGCAAGTAATACTGTATATGATATGTTGGTTGGTCATGAGGTAGGACATGCACTCTTTACTCCTGATAGAGATTGGTTTAAAGAAGTTCAGATGCCACCACAGTTTGTAAATATCGTAGAAGATGTTAGAATAGAGAAATTGATGAAACGCAAGTATGCAGGACTTGCAAAATCTTTCTACCACGGTTATGAGGAACTAAACGATGATGATTTCTTTAACATTGCTGATGAAGATCTTGATGATCTTAATCTTGCTGATAGGGTTAATCTACATTTCAAGATCGGTAACTTCGTTGATATACCTTTTTCAGATGTTGAGAAGGAGATTGTCAAGGTAGTAGACTCATGTGAGACTTTTGATGAAGTTCTTGCTGCATCTAAAGTACTTTATGATTACTGCACAAAGGCAAATGAGGAAGCAAAGGAGCAAGTATCTCAAGATGGAGATGATGGTCAAGAAGATGATGATTTAGATCTCTCACCACAAAGTGGTCAAGACTCTGAAGATTCTGATGAGCAGAATGATGAAGAAGAATATGAAGATTCAAATCAACCAGTAAGTAAAGGTAAACCAGAAGAGTCAGATACAGATCAACTACCACAAAAGCAGCCAGGCAAGAAGAATAGTAATTTAGATCTTAAGACTGTAGAAGCATTAGAAGATGCACTTAAGGATCTTACAAATACTAATCAGACTCGTGAAACTTCTTACTTTGAGTTGCCTAAGTTGAGACTAGATAGAGTGATTGTTTCTAATGAAGAGATACATGATGTTTGTAGAACAGAGTGGTCAGAAGATTCTGAAGCATATAAAGAAAGATTAGAAAGGTATGGTATTGATTCATATTACCTTTCAACAGACAGATTTGAGTACGCAGATCAGGAGTATGTTAAATTCAAACGCAATGCACAAAAAGAAGTCAATTATCTGGTCAAAGAGTTTGAGTGTCGCAAGGCAGCTTCGAGTTATGCTCGTGCTACTACTAGTCGCACTGGGGTTCTCGATACAGCGAAGCTTCATACTTACAGATTTAACGAGGATCTTTTCAAGAAGATAAGTGTAATACCTGATGGTAAGAATCATGGTCTAGTATTCATTCTTGACTGGTCTGGATCAATGGCTCCTGTATTACTTGATACTCTGAAGCAATTGTATAATCTATTATGGTTCTGTAAGAAAGTAAACATTCCATTTGATGTTTATGCTTTTACAAATAATTATCCTCTTCAGACTTATCATTCTGATGGAACACCAACAATAGCAAGAATGCCAGCATACGAGGCAAAGGAAGGTATTGCTCATGTTGAAGATCACTTCTCTTTGATGAACTTCTTTACTAGTAAAGTAAGGGGTAAGGAACTTGAGGAGCAGATGAGGAATATATTCCGTATTGCACTAGCACATGAGGATCGTTACCATTGTCGTTATTTTGTTCCAAGTGGATTACAACTTTCTGGAACTCCATTGAATGAGACTATGATTGCTCTTCATGAGATACTTCCTAAGTTTAAGGAAGAGAATAAGGTTGAGAAAGTTCAGTGTGTTGTCCTTACTGATGGTGAAGGATCTCCATTGAGATTTCATAGAAATTTCCAGCGTCATTGGGAATCTGAACCATACTTGGGTACTCGTCATGTTGAGTATGGTACTTTCTTAAGATGTCGTAAGACTGGACGTACCTATGCATTTAATGGTGATTGGTATTCACAAACTGATGTGTATCTTCAGAATCTTAGAGATAAGTTTTCTGATGTTAATTTCATTGGCATCCGTATTGTTTCTACAAGAGAAGGTGGTGCATTCATACGAAGATATACAGGATCTTATGGAGATAAGTATGAGAAACTAATAAAGGACTGGAAAAAGAATAAGTCTTGTTCTATTAAGAATTCTGGTTATCATACTTACTTTGGATTGTCATCATCTGCTTTGGATAATGAAACTGAATTTGAAGTTAAGGAAGATGCTACTAAAGCACAGATCAGATCTGCCTTTAAGAAATCTCTTAATGGTAAGAAGATGAATAAAAAAGTTCTTGGTGAATTTATAGAACTTGTTGCATGATAAATACATCAAGAAATTCTATATAAAACCATGAGTCATTTCGGAGATCTATTAAAGGGAAAAGCAACAGCACCTGTTGTTGAGAAAGTACCATCAAAACCAGAAGTAGTAACTGTTGTTGAAACTTCTAATGAAGGAGAAGTCAATTTTTCTGGAATGAGTAAGAAGCAACTGGAATCTTATGGTAGAACAGTTGGTATTGAATTGGATAGAAGACATAGTAAATCCAAGTTGCTGAAAGAGTTGCAAGAACATATAGACAATTCATAAAGTGTCCACTAGGGGTCATCTGACCCCTTTTTTATTGTTATAATAGGTTCATAAATAAGACACCTATTATTATGACTGTTAAACCTTTTGAACTTAAAATGACAGAAAAGCAAGCAATTGATGGATTGAGAAGTACATATGGAAATGAATTCACTGCTGCTGATGTTCGTGGATTCTGTGCTGCCAATGACATCGGTTACCAAACAGTAACCAAAAAAATTCAAAAATACAAGGTTGCAAAAGGTAAGTGGAATCTTGAAGTAACTGCAAAGGCAGTTGAGAATATTGAGAAGTCATTCAGTGCTCCTGCAGTGGAATCAGTTGTAGAGAGAAACTTAGTTCCTGCTACTGATGATACTTTTGTTAAGTTTGGGCCATTCACTGATCTTAAGAAGATTATTCAATCAAAACAGTTTTATCCTACTTTTATTACTGGTCTATCTGGAAATGGTAAGACCTTTAGTGTAGAGCAAGCATGTGCTCAATTGAAGAGAGAACTTATTCGTGTAAACATTACAATCGAGACAGATGAAGATGATCTTATTGGCGGTTTCCGTCTTGTTAATGGTGCCACAGTATGGCACAATGGCCCAGTCGTGGAAGCTCTCGAACGAGGTGCAGTCTTGCTCCTTGACGAAATCGACCTTGCCTCTAACAAGATTCTCTGCCTTCAAAGCATCCTTGAGGGAAATGGAGTTTTCCTTAAGAAGATTGGCAGATTCGTTAGACCCACCGCAGGATTCAACGTATTCGCCACCGCAAATACTAAGGGTAAAGGTTCAGACGACGGACGCTTTATTGGAACTAACGTGCTCAACGAAGCATTCCTCGAAAGATTCCCAGTAACATTTGAGCAAGCATATCCAAGTGTAAACAA